TGGATTTTCTCTGGCAGCCGATAAGCCTAAAGCCGTCTTTCAGTTAGACGCCCCGACTGGTGGATTCAGGCAAATTATTGTTGTCACCATGCCTGATGGATCGTCTAAGGCATTTTATCGAAGTACTGGTACAAGCGATCCGTCGAAAGCTGCCGAGAATAAGGGAAGATGGTTTCCGTTCGAAGGATTCACAACGGGAGCGAAGCAGCCGTTAGGGTCGACGTTCGACAATACCTACAACGCAGCGAGATTGGCCAAGACATACCATAATAGACTCGAAGGCCAAGCCGAAGCTATGAGCGGTTCAAAGTTCGATGATGCCTCTAGGTGGATCGATAACTACATCGATGCCATGGGTGGCGATGATGCCGTATTCAAAGATGCTAGAGTCATTAAGACGGGAGGCAATCCGAAAGCAAAAGGCATGACGACTGCTGAAGAGCGTAAAGTTATGGGTAGGGTGAATCGGTTTCTGAATGAACTGGGTGCGATTGATTTCGGCGGTGATGTCTACAAGTTCAACAAGTACGGCGAACGTAGAAGGTTGTATGGATTTAACTACTCTCCTGAATCCGAGGTTCGCGCTTTAGAGGCTCAAGGATTATCTGCTCAGGCTGATTATCTTCGTAAGAAATTCGGACTCGGTGACAAATAAATCTCAGTGCCAAGCAATGTAGACAAAGAAAACCCCCGATAGCTCAGGCCGTCGGGGGTCTCTTATTTATCCTTTTCGAAGGATCTCTGCTTCTCGTTGAGCTTCCATCTTTCGTGCGAACATCATCTCTTCGAACGTACGAGGCTCACCACCTTCTGTAGCTGCAGCGGTGTCTGGCTTCATGTTCATGAGCTTCATGCCTTCAGGAACTGGTTCGGGCTCGGGCTCTGGCTCAGGTTCTGGTTCAGCTTTTGGTTGAGTTTCGTACAGTGCTCGGGCGACTCGGACGGCGTTGTCGACTGTCTTACCGTTCTTCCACTGCTCAAGAAACTCGTCGAATGCCTCATCGTGCTCGTAGATGTCGTTGGCGTTTGCGACCAAGTACTGTTCAAGCTTGTCGACTTCTTGTTCCGTGATGGCTTTGTCGAACTCGTCGAGTTGATTTTGCATCTCGACGGTTTGTTGAATCGCAGCGTCTCGTTCTTTGATGGCTTCGTCGTATTGGTCGCCAAAAGTCGTCTTTGACTTTTCGTGTGCGGCTTCTGCTTGTTCGCGCAGAGTCTGCAGTGCGACTTCGTGACTGAGCTTGAGGTTGTCGATTTCTTTTTGTTTGTCGAGAAGTGGGTCAACGTCTCCGTGCATCCATTGCATTGCACGTTTCTGTTCTTGTCGAGCAGTCTCCATCAGCTTGTTTGCTTCGCGTTTTTGACTCGCAAGTTCGTCAAACTTCTTTTGGTATCCGCGCGCCCAGTTGTTGTACTTGGTTTCGAAACCACGGTCGATGGCTCCGCGCAAGGGTTCATTGAGTTCGTTGTACCACTGCTCTGTGCGGAGACTTTCAAGCTCTCCATTCCAGTCAAAGACTTCAGGAGCGGACTCTACCTCTTCGCCCGCCCCCTCGTCTGCGCTGGTCTCAACAGTTGCTTCAGATTCTACCGGAGCCTCAGCAGGTTCCTCTGCGACGGCTTCATCCGCCACTTCAGCCTGCCCACCGTCAACAGCTTCGTTATCCTCTTCCCACATGCTTACATCCCTTCTGGCGGCATCATCATTTCTGGTTGTGCCATCTCTGGCATCGCCCCTGCAGCAGGCGGTTCCATAGCGCCACCGTCACCACGGGCTGCCACCATTTCAAGCTGCATGAGCACATCAAAGTCGGTTGAAATCATATCGGCAAGCTCTTGGGCGGTTTTGCCCTGAGTCTTACCAAGTTGTTGTGCGGCATCGAAGAGCATCTTTGCCCTCTCTTCGGTGACGCCAAGAGTTTCAATCAATGGGCTAAGATCTTCAGACGCTTCTTCGGCCATAGCTTCTTCTGCAGGCTTTTCCATTTCAGCCGCTGCGTCGTCCATTTCTGCGTCTTCGTCTTCAGACATTTCGGCACCACCTTCAAAGGCAGCCTTCATTTCTTCCATGCTTGGAAGATTCTTGTCTTCAGTCTTCATCTCTTCTTTCATCTCTTCTTTCATCTCAGCCATGATCGTATCCTATTGCGTTACGGTAATTTTACCACTACGGTTATTATTTTGTCCGAGACTTACTCTCGAAAATGTCAGGGTTCATCAATTCGAACGCGGCGTTGATTCCGATAGAACGAATAAATTTGTTTGGTACGGTGAAGCGTTCACCAGTTCTTCGGTCTTCAATGACCTTGCTATCTCGGATTGTGTCGTCTTTTACAGTTCTTAGAGATCTACTTTTCTTGTCTGCTTTGAACTCAGCGAGTTCAACAAGTTCAAGGTCAGACAGTCGGCTTCGAATACTTGGGTCGGGCATCACTTACCTCCCACGAGTTGAGCCGCACTACCTTCGAGTTTACGTCCTTCGGCTTTGAGGGCCTTTCTTTCGGTAGACACTTCTTTGAGTATTTTGTCGTTAAGGCTTTTAGCCTTCTTGCGTTTCCAACTGTTGTGTCGAATTGTATCCAAGCGTTCAGCTTTTTGAGCTTGTGTCTCTTCTTGAATGTTGACGCGCTTTCCGGGAAAGCGTTTTTGGATCGTTTCGATGCACCGGTCGTAGTCTTCTTTAGTCTCTGCTTTGCCCAGAACACCAAAGTCTACAGCCGCAAATGATCCGGGACCTTGGCCGTGAATGGCGTAACGAAACCCGCGAAAGCTCATCTCTCTCGCGCTTCCGCATTCGGGACACTTGGGTGGTCCTTCTGATCGACGATACATTGCTTCTTCTTCGAAGAAGTCGCAGCCTGTGCATTGTAAGTTATTGATTATGTAGCTCATTTTTTGTACCCGCCTCGGGGCCCCAGCTTGCCTTTACGTTTCATGGTGAGAGCAATTGCAACAGCTTGTTTCCGAGGCTTTCCTTCTTTCTTGAGTTTCTTTACTTTGCGATTAACCGCTGTTTTCTTTCCGTAGCTCATTTCTTCTTTCCGCCTTTTTTGTGCAGTCCGTGTTTCGCAAACTGCTTACCCTTACGGGTAGCCTTTCTTTTCTTTCTTGTGGCTGCAGCAATCTTTGCTCGACCTGATTTGCTTGCTTTCAGTCGATTGATTTTTGCTCTTGGTGCGTAGACTTCACCTGAAGCTTTTGGTCCCTGAACACTGGGCTTGCCTGAAGGTGTTGTCCAGTCTTGCTTCGTCCACGTTTTAAGGGACTTCTGAGAGGCTTTGAGTGCCATTACTTATAGCCCCCGCCCTTTCGCTTGTATGCGGCAGCAAGCATTTGAGCTTTTCGAGCAGACCATTGTCCGGGCCGACCACCCTTTCCTCCGGCTTTGATGCGGTTGAACAGCCGCTTGCGCATTCCCGGCTTGGTGTAGTTACCTGCTTCGTTTACGCGGCTCTTGGTTTTTTTCTTTGCCATTACCATTTCACCTTGTCTGCCCAGTAAGCTGCGCTCATCTTACCTCGGGCAATGTTCTTAGAGTGTCTTGCTTTGAATGATTTTCTTTTGGCTTTCATTCTTGCGGACTCACCTTTCTTGGGTGCGCCTGCAGTTCCTGAAACTGATCCGACTCGTTTGCCTTGCTGACCAAATCGAATGAGTTTTATCTGGCTTCCCTCTTGAGCAAGCACGATATGGCTCTTCTTAGGATGCTTAGGTGTTCTTTTCGCTTTGTTTGCGCCCTTCAAGCCGTGCTTCTTTAGAAGTCTGGCCTTTCGCATTTTGTCTCGTTTAGACAAAGCCATACATCACCTCTCAAGCTTCACCCGTCGGGGGTAGTTGTCCTGAAGCAGCAAGCTCTTGTTCCAGTTGAAGAAGTTCTTCTTCAGACAAGCTGTCGATTACTTGTTGCGCTTCGGCCTCTTCGGTAGCTTGCTCTTGAGCCTCGATTGCAGGCTTACCGGCAGCAGCACCCCCAAGTTTCGCTTGAGCCTCAGCTTGCATAGCGGCTTGTTGTTGAGCCATCGCCTCTTGCTTCATCGCCTCTAGTTCGGCCTCTGGGATTACGATACGTCGTGACAAGCCCATTCCACCGACCACTTCTTCGGTCAACTTGCGGATGTCTACGTTTTCGTTTTGTGTCAGGAACGGAATCATTTGAATCAGGCTTTCGATCATCACAGCCGGGTTCTTTCGAATCGGGTTGTACGAGACCATCTCAAAATCAACCTCAATGTTTCTCAGATCTTTGTGACCTAACTCAGCCCACCGCTTGTCCCCTGCGATACGGATGAGACGAGGCTTCCGCATATACTTTTTAGTAAGGTAAAAAGCTTTTCGTGCAACGTCTTCGATTGCGTCATTGAGGTGCCCTTCTCGTGTTGCGAGTCGTGTTCGCATTTGGGCGTCGATGATTGCCATCTCCGTGGCTGTCCGAGCACCGACAACCTGTCCTCGGGCGGCCTCAGCAAGTGCTGAAATAAAAGCAGCATCGTCTTCCTGTCGAGCGATGAACTCTTTAACACCCGTTGGGGCATCTGGGATGGGCATTTCGTAGAACAATGTAGCCAAGCTTCGAAGTGTCTCACTGTTTGACGGATTGATTCCGATGAACGCGCCAGCACTGGCTTCGACAGCTTTGTTCAAGTCCTCTTCTGTGACTCGTCCTGAATCGTACAGGATCCTCGGAATCTGAAGATAGGTGATTTGTTTCATGTGAGTCAGCAAGTCGTTGATGGTTTCTTGCTGTTTCAACACCAATTGAACTTCGCTCAGACCAAGGCAGTCAATACCAGATTGGTTGAGGCTAAACATCGAGTATGGGATGTAGTCAATTTTGTCTTCGAACACTACGGCGTCGGCTTGCTTCACATAGTGTTGTACGATTCCGCGTTCGCGATCGTAGTACTCGTAGATTGTGACCCACTTGAATGCGTCTCGCAGTTGCTGAGTGTCGCTGCTTTGATTCTGATCTTGCAACCACTTCGGGTACCGATCGGGTTGGACATCGGTCACAAGTTCTGCTTTGTACAAACCTGCACGCACGCGGTTCTTGAACTCGTCAAAAGAGATAACGGTGGCTTCAATCCAGTATCGAATGTCGTCTTGATCCCGAACCGTCAGGTCAAAAAACACGGATGATGGATTGACCGCACGAATGACGGGGATGTCTCGTTGTGCGTCCCATCCAGTTTTGAAAATGCCACGCTTACAGAGAACTGCGTCGATCAATGCTGTTGCTGCTTTTCGACGAAACCGATTGGTTTGGAAGACATACTCAAGAAGACCGGACACAGAGGTAGCAGACTCTTGAGATTGAGGTGTACGTGCGACGGCAGCAACAGATGGGTTGGGCCCAAGCAGAGCGCTGACTGCAGTGTCAGCAATCGCGTAGATCATGTTCTTAGAGCAAAGGTACGAATCCAGTCGTGTGTTGCTCAGATCACTATCAGAACTCGTAAAGAAGTCGCCTCGGTAGAATCGTCGAGCTTTGTCAAACTGACGCTTCTCTGATCGCTTGTAGTACGTCAGGTGCCGGTCGATCAGCTTTGAGAGTTTTGATGCCATGATTATTGCTCCGGTCGCGGTCTCTGTTCTTTGATCGAGCCGTCAGGATTAAACATCCCACGAATCAACTTAGACTCATTATATGCCTGCTGAAACTGTGCAAGCTGATCACCCTCAAGCGCAAGACCTGTAAGGTTCAAAACGTCATCATCGGGCTGTTCTGGGGCATCAGCCATCACTCAGACTCGTTAGCTTCTTTGAGAGCTTTTAAAAGCGCAGATTTTTCTTCGACATCTTTCTTCTTGGCTTCGGCTTTTGCCTTGTCCATTGTAGAGGCGTCGTCAGGAAGCTTCTCGTTTGGTTTAAACTTACTCACGGGAGAGTAGCTTTTTTCTTGAGCGCGCTTCGATACTTTCTTGGTTCCGGGCATGGTTATCTCCAACTTACGGATGCGGGTCTAAAGGGTGACTTTGCTTGTTGCTTTTTGCTGCGACGATGATCGTCAAGCTGCCTGATTGTAACTTGTCCAGCCGAATATGTGCTAGGTTCCTCTCGGGCAGGCGTGTGAAACCGTCTTTTCGAAAGAACATCGGCAGCCATGACGGCTGTTCGTGCGCGGTCAAAGTGGTGCAGGATTCCGTCTTCTCCCTTTACTCGCTTCTTCGTTGAGCCGTCATAGTTGAGAAGTTGATGCAGCGTTCCTCGACTTTGTATCTTGAGGTCACCTTGCCGGAGCATCTGAACCAATCGTGCTTCAGACTCTTGAATTTTCTTTTGTGTGGCGTACCAACCGGGATGGTTTCGACTGGTCCACAAAAGATTGCGAACATTCTGGTCTTTTAGAATTGCAATGCACGCAGTTGCGTTTGACTCAACTGCCAACAGAGCTTGGTTGTAGCGGTCTTGTATAGTGCGAAGTCTTTGAGCGAATCGATCTGGCGGCTCGCGGTCTTCCCAGAACGCCACCTCTTTCCAGTCGATCGCATCCCACACAGTGAGTGCCGACTTGTCACCAGTACTACCAAAACCTGCGGGGTCTGCCGTAATCAAGTACTGCTTTCCGGGTTGTGGTCCTTCAAACTCATGACACATCGAGGGGCACAACTCGGGATCAGGCTTGGCTTGTGCGAGCCACGGCTTCAAAACTTCTGCTGGCATGACGGGATTGGTTGTTCCCAGCCAACCGTCGTACGAATCAGAGGGGTACTTGCATGAGAACAAACGTGTGTCCCCCACAAACTCCGTGTTGAGCCCCCGCCTCCGAAACGCGATGTTCGCCAAATTCATTCCCGGATGACGCTGCAAGTAATCTCTTTCGGTCGCCGTAAGCTGAAAGTTCTCGACCACTTCCCGACAGCTATCGTCTTCCCACCACTCCAAAAACAACGGATAAAACCTACTGGTCCCCTGCAACGCCGAACGCCACATCTGTTCGTGATGTGATCCCGCTCTGCCGGGAGTGGATTCCAGTATGACTTTTGCATTTGGTCTTTTGTTTACGGTAGGGAAAATGTTGATTGCTGCTTTTCGTTGCCATTGAGCTTCACCGAACTCAGTAATGACAAGACGGTCAATCGATCGACCAATCGCGGGTGATCGACCGCCAGCAGTAAGAACTTTAATTCCACCACCATGAATAAACTGCATTTGAGTCGCGCCAGCTTTTCGTCCGGGAGCAAGAGGCATCTTTACGTCGTCGGGCAATCGGTTGTACGCAAACAAGATTCGCTCAAAAATATCTTCGGCAGTGTCTTGGCGCTCTGCAATAAGCAAACCCTTTACACCACTTAAGTACATACAGTCTCTGAGCAAAAGCATCACAGACACAGTTGTAATCTTGGCCTGACGAAACTTGTTGACCATTATCCATCTGTTTTCGTCATACGCTTTTAGAAGTTTCTTTTGCGTATGCGTAGGCTCCATGTAGCCTGTAGACTCATCCTCTCGGACAATCTGACACATAGATACAAAGGCATCAGGCGTTGAGAACAACGCACGTATTTTTCCCTGATGCAATCCCGGTGCATCTGCAAAGTCTGCACCACTGTGAGAATTGTCTTGTTTTTTCTTCGCCTTAGCCATGCGGTAACCATATCACGTAATCGAAATACAAAATCAGGTTTGTTTATTGCTCACTAGAGCCACATGTTGTATACCTTAACCACGCACCCAATTCGCGGTCGGGTAGCTCATAGAGTCCGACGATAACGCACCGGGCAGGCGGATCGTAGTTTTTTCCTTCAAACACAATCTGTGAGAACAAAATGTCTATCAGTACTGAACTGCTGAATACTACGTTTGCGGACCTCCGTGGACCTCTGGTTAACTCTTTTGTTCGTAGCAATGAACTGTTCGAAGCACTTAACACTAAAGCTCGCATGCCCATGGAAGGCGGAACAAAGATTGAACGTTCCTTTTCCGGTGGTGCCCCTGCTCGTGGTGTTGGTGTCTACGTCGGTGACGAGCTACTGAACATGACACGTCGTCAACAAATCCGTAAGTTTGAGGTTGAGCCTCATCGTTTGGTAATGGCTGTGAACATTCCCAAGCGTGAACTCGCCCAGAACTCTGGCAAGTTGGCAATCATTCGCTTGATCGAAGAGTACCCACAAACCTCGATGGAAGCCGCAAAGGCTGACCTGAACAAGTTCCTTCTGACTGGTGTCAGCCGTGGACTTGCTTTTCAGACTTCGGAGTTGAAGGGATTCCTTTCGCTCAACGGCCAAGTCAACGATGGAATTGGAACTGGCGTCACTAACGGTCTTTTGGACTTTGAGGCTATCGGGTCTCAATCTGACGTTGTTCAAGGCGTTGCGAAGAGCAACACCTACTTCCACTTCAACCAACACAACGACATTTCAGCGTTTGCAACTAACGGTATTACGCAACTGCGTAAGACGTATCGTCAGTGCTCTCACTACGCTGGTGGTATCGGTAAGGGTCCAGACATGATCTACATGGATGATGACACTTACACGAACTTCGAAGATGATCGTCGTAACAACGTTCGCGTTACCCTTGTTGACGACAAGATTGACAAAGGCAACACCTTGGGCTTGAATCTTGGTCTTGCAACTGTCACCTCGTCGATTGACTTGGATCGTGCAGACTTCTCAAGTGTTGCCGCTGATGGCGTCACTTACATGCTCAACACGGACTACATCGAGTTCCCAATGCTTGAAGCCCCGAACATCTCGGAGTTCAAGGAGCGGGTTGGCGATCAGGACGTGGTAACCGCAATCTTCGCAATGCAAGGCAACATGATCTGCACTAAGCTTCCGGCTCAGGGTTGTGTGTCTGGCGGCGCGGCTTAAGGAGGTAAATCATGGCTGGTTCTTTTACTACTGGCGGAGATGTAGTCGATGGCGTTCTCGCGCAATCTGGCTTCTCAACTGTCACCACGACTGAAAATTACTCTCTGGGTACTCGTCGTATTCAAAAAGCTGATGAAGTTAAGTCAAACCTGACAACCTCTACCGCAAGCACGAATACCCTTTCGGGTACCGACGAAGCTGGTATGGGTAACTCAGGCGTTGACCGTAACGAAAACTTCTCACTTCTTGATGGCGACCGACACTGGATCTACATCAAGTGCGCGGGAGTTGACATTAAGGCGGGTGATGTTGTTGAGCGAGATTCGGGTGCTCCGTTTACTGGTCGCCCAGTTGACAGCAACACCGTACTTAAGCCCAAGCTTCTTGGAGTAGCCGACAACGCTATTCCAGTTGGTTCGTATGGTTGGGTCATCACCAAGGGTTGCGCCGTCGTCCGTACCGATACCAGTGGAGGCGGCAAGTCGGTTGCAGCTAATGCTCTGATCGATACTGACGGCGCTGCGGGTGCAGGTGAAGTCAACACTGCTGCTGGCTCAGACTTGTCTGTTATCGGCGTCACGCTTGAGGCGGCTAGCGCTACCTTGGCTGACTTCGCTCAGTGCTACATTGATATTTCGTAGTATTTGACTACGTGATACACTTGGGGGGCGTGGCTTTCGGGTTGCGCCCCCCTCGTCTTTTGGAGGCTTTGTGAACGTATCTTTGAAGATGTTGCGTCAGCAGTTGTACGCAATGAGATCTTGGGATTCAAGCGGTAAGACTCAAGACGAAAGAGTCCGTCAGTCTTTGAACGTCGCTTTGGATCGAATGGCAAATGATGTTCCGCAGGCAATCGTTCCTGATGAAGAACACATTGTGCTGCTTCCAGAAGTAAAGAGTGACGCCACTGATGTTGCGGCACTTGTAGGCACGTACAAAAGCGACAAACGTCTGTTGTATTTTGTTGACGCGAAGACTCGTGAAGGTATTGCAGGGCCAACCAGTACCACTTCGTGGAGGCCTGAAGTCACGGGTGAGTGGGATGGTCTGATGCACATTGAGCTTACAGACTCGGCTGGACGGATACATCGCCGACAATGTCTAGAGTGGTTTATCAAATCAGATACCGATCCAGTCACGAGCACTAATGTCAGTCAGTACGTGGTTACAATTGACCGTCCGTTTAATGAGTTGCTGAGTTTAACTTCAAGTAGTGGTGGTTTGAAGTTTAGGATTTATCAGCCTGAGTTTTTCTTAACGGATGATGTCACGGAGCTTTTTGAGCCCGGTAGGATTTTTGACGGCACTCGCCAGCAAGTCTGGAAGATTGATACGGCTGGGGCATATCGACAAGATATGCTTGACTTTCAAGGTGAGTCAGCGGGAAGACCGTATCGATGCTGGCGGGGCCGTCATTTTCAGTTGCCCGCACCGACAGAGGCGCCGCAGGTGGTGACGGCGGAGAACTCTAAGAATTCTGTTCTCGAAGATAAGTTTACGTGGAAGGAGGACTTAGGTCTCCGTCGCGGAAAGTGGGCGATTTGCTACACGTATGTGTGGGGCCGCAAGGATGAGGAGTGGCAGAAGTCTCCGTTGGTGACTCCGGGAGGCGACACAGCGCAAGACAGTTCGTTTGGTCTGACGTGGGCCTACAACAAGAACTCTGTTCCGTCTGAAGTCAATCAGTTCTCAGGGATTCACGATCCTCAGTTTGAGAGTGCTCCGTCGCCGATTACTGAGTTTCAGCAAAAGTCTCCATCAAAAGAAGGCGGGGCTCTTGTAATCTCGGCAACCAACATTGACGCCATGTTAGGGTTTGCCGACTCTACCTACGCTCGGTTTGGCCGAACGGGTTTGCGGATTCGATACTACGTGGCTCACTTGGACGCTAACGAGAAAGATAAGGGCGCGTTCAACGCAACGGAAACCAGCAATCGATTCTATATGCTTTGCGAGGTTGAGCCTACTTTCGATCTTGTTGCGACGCTTCACGAAGATGGAGTCACTACACCAGATTCGATTACGAAGCTCAGTAGCTCCGCGATTACGGGCGGTCGAATCGTTTGGACAGGCACAGAGCTATACGACTATCAGCGACCCTTGAAGCACAGTACGGGATACTTTGCGTGGAAGGTATTCCCTCATCAAGACCAGCGATATGAGATTGACTTTCGTGTGTCACGTCTGCCAAAGAAGTTCATTACAGATCAAGACACAGCGCCGATCCATCCTGAAGCAGTGCCCACTTTGATCGAGCTTGCTTTGTACTACGTGAGTCTGACGGATGGAAATGATCAAAACAGCGCACAAGCTCACTTGAATCGATACCAAGATTTAGTTCGTGTCTTTCGGGATAGATACGGAAATAGTGGTAGGATTGTCGAACCGGTTCCGATTTTGGGTTATCCTTTCCGGCACCGTTACGGTACGTTCAGTTCTACAGAGTAAACACTAAGAGGTATCTATGTCCGTGAAGATTTATCCAACGCTAACTGCCATTCCGAGAGTCAAAGTCGGCGATGTCATGTTTCGTCGAACGCTTATCAACCAGTATGAAGAAGCCATGGTGGTAAGCATCTTGAGCAACAGCCCAGACTCAGATTCATGGTCGGCAACGCTCATGACCAAGAATGGAATCGAGCACGTCAGCGGACATGTTGAGCATCGGTCAGTTCACAATTGGATGCCTGTGGGTTGGGTGTTTGACGCTGATAAGGTTGGCTGGGTTCCGCCTAAGTCGCTTCTTCGAGATGACAGCAAAGATGTTGAGATCGAAGATCCTGTTGAAGCACAAAAGATTCACGAAGAAACCATTGTCGAAGTTCCAGCACCGTGGAACAACGAAAAGTACATGACTTGGCGCGCTCGCGTCTTAAAATCTCAACCGGCTCTTCGAAAGGACCAAGACATCTACAATAAGTTGTCTGCTGCTTGGAAAGAAAAGCAATATGAGATTACCCTTTAATTTGAGGTGATCGAGTGGGTGGACCAGCAGAACAAGTAACCGATACTGTGATCATTGCTCCCGGTGAGGGGCGACTGGTCTACCCATCAAAATCACTTGCTTGGTTGGTCGAAAACCTTGAAGTTGGGCCGGACAATGTTCTTTCGAGTATTGTCGGCCCTTCTATTCTAAAGATCAAACCCCAAGCGTTTGCTACATCTTCAGGCTCGTTTCAAAGCACCGAGGTTACAAAGTCTGTTGAGAAGACTCTGGGGTCTGAGATTGGCGGAGACGCGCCGATCTATGGATTCAAGACGGGAAAGCCTCACAGCGTGTTTTTTGCGCGATTGAAGAACGGTGGCGCAGACACTTTGCTGTATCGGTTCGGTTCAAAGCTGTACAAGTTTAACGGCGGCGCGTCTGATGCAGATGAAGTAATCCTGTCGAATATCAGCACGGCCAACAACCCCGACTATCCCGATCAGTATGTTGTGATCAATGACAGGATAGTATTCACAAACGGT